ATCAACTTTAATGGTGTATGTACTAGGTGTCTGACTTTCTTCTGCTTGGTCTTGGTCTACTAAGTCATCAGCAGATAATCCATCAGGATTTTCTGCTTCAACTTCAACTGATTCGGACTCCGTGTCCTGTGCAGAAACTTCTTCCGTTGTTTCTGTTTCTTCTTGATCTTCTGTGCTTTGCTCCTCGTTTGGAGTGCTCATCATACCTTGAAGTGCTGCTTGTGCTGATCTTACATCAGTTACAGGCACACCACCATTAGTGGATTCTTTTACAGGGATATCATCTTTTGCCATGATTATTTACCTCCCTTTAATTCGTTTTCAACTATCTTTCCATTTTCCATAGTATTAACAAGAACATTTTGAGCTGTTAAGACTCCTCTTAATGAAAAATATAGAGATTCTCTTTTACTAGATTCTTCTATATCAGTTCTTATCCATTGTTGAAAGATATCATTTTGGATAACTTCATAAGATTTTATCAAGAGAGGGTCTGTTAATAACCTCTCAGCATCTTGTCCTTCTTTAATTGCACTTTCTTTATCTGCCATTTTCCGCTCCTATTTGGTTGATTCTATCCACAATATATGTGGTTATAGTTTTTCTCCCAGCGAGATACCCATGAATATCATTCTTAGGAATAGATGTTTTCAAGTGTAACTCATTTACTGAAATACGATATTTCAACATTAATTGTTGTAATTCTGTTTTAGTAAGTTCTGATTTTTCTGTTGTTTTAACCAATTATGTTTTCTTCTTAGGTTTCTTTGCAGTTTTAGCTGCTCTTTTAAATTGTGCATCAGTTGGCGCTCCTTTAGCACCTTTCTTTCTCATTTTTTCTTTAGAGCCTGCTTTAATTCTTTTTCTTTTTGCATGAATGTTTGCGTATAGTCCTTTTTTAGCCATTATTTACCTACCATTTTCATTGCTAATGTGTGTGCTTGTGTAAAGGTTTTACCCTTATTCATTTCCTTACGCATAAAAGCCATATGCTTTGCAGTATGATGTTTTTTATGTTTTACAAGAGTTGCTCTTTGTAATTTAGTTAACATTTGCCTTTTTTCTTTTTACCTTTCTTTGGTTTTTTATATCCGTACATTATAGTAACCTCAATAAGTTTGTGAATTTGTCTGTCATTAAAATAAATATAACTAAAGCTCCCCAAATAACATATTTAAACCTAAAGACTTCTATTTTTACATCTCTCATATCTTTTTCAATATGTTGGAGATGATTCGTTTTAATATCATAGATATCTTTTTTAATAAGTTCTATTTCTGTATTTAACTCGTTTAAATCTTTCATGGCACTAATGGTAGTTTTTTTCTTTTAGGGTAAATATTTAAAGCTATTGCTACAGCTTGTTTTTGTGGCTTGCCTTCTTTCTTTAAAACTTTAATTTTTTTAGAAACTAATTTATTTCTTTCAATTTTTCCATGACCTGAATATGTTGGATATGACATTATTTTGGTCCTATCCCAACAGGTCTATTTTGAGTTGCTTCTAAAGCGAGTTCAGCTTCGTTTAATTCTAACTGAGATTTTTTGATTAAAAGTTCTTGTTGTTTTAAAGCAAGATCAACAGATGCTTCTTCTTTTTTAAGTTGTAATTCTTGAGCTTTTAATTCTGTGTCTATTTTTACTTCTTCGGCCTGTAATTTAAGTTTTTGTAATTCTATTTGACCTTTTTGATTAGCAATTTTTTCTTCAACAGTTGGCTCGGGCGGTGCTTTAGGTGGCATAACAGATGGATTAGATATAAATTGATTTGGATTTTTATATCCTGATTGAGCTATAAATTCGCTTACTGCATTGTATATATTTTGTGGCGTAACCAATGTTCCCATTCCACCATTTTGAACAAGTTGTTGCATTATTTGCATAATACTGTTTATGGTTTGAGTTTTGCTTTGCTGGCTTCCGCTTCCAATTCCAACATTAACTGTACAATTTAATTTTTCTTTCCAACGAGAAACATCTATTGGAACAAATTGTCCGTTTAAATATGCTATTTTTTTTCTATCTTCATATCTTTGTACTAAAGCATATATATTTCTGAATAAATCTTTAATACCTGTTTCTGCAAATATACGAGCAATTAATTCTACTCTTTGCATAGCAGACTCAGTTGCAGCGCTTACTGCTCCTGATGTTACATGAGATGTTAATACATCAGGGTTTAAACCTTGTGTCATTTTAGATACACCTGACCTTTCTTCTTTTACTTGATCTAGGTACTTAACCATTTCAAAAGCAAAAGGTTGTATTTGTGGTGTAGGTAAAGCTGTAACAGCTCCTGGCGCTCTCATTCTAACAATTCCGCCTGGTTTTGAAGATAATAAATCATCTAGCTCAACTTGACCTGCTAATACAGCGTATCTTGAATTGTTTGTTAAATACATATTGTCAAGTAAATTTCTAACAATAGTAGATTTAATTAACTGTATATCTTGTACTGTGTCAGCAATACTCATGCCATGAAACTTGTGTGGAATAGGTAATGGACAAATTGTTGAGAAAGGAATTGATTCTATTTCCTCATTATCTAATATTATATTACCGCCCTTGGTAATTTTTCTTAGTTCTGCTACACCATCACCATCGTAGTCAATATGTATATAACATTCTTCTAACCAAATTTTTCTTGATGGCCCGCTACCCTCATCTGCTGGCATTGAATCATCATCAAAGCTAAATCTTGCTATTCTTTCCTCGTTTAACTCAGCATTTGACTGTGTGTAACTAGGTAATTCATCAACTATTGACTTAGGATATCCTTCTAAAATTAGATCAGATACTGTTTTTTTAACTCTATGACAGACAAAACTAGCATCTTCGATAGAAGTTGCCCTTCTTGATATTAAAAATTCTTCAGGCGGTACAGATACTACTTTAACTTGTCCGTAATTTTTTGTACATTTAACTTTAACATCGTGTTCTAAAACAGCTTCTGAAATTTGAGTTCCATAATCATCTGTTTGAGCTTTTTGTATAATAGTTTCTGTGTGTTCTATAACCTCAAGATCATCATTAGCTAGGATTGATTGATACTCAATCTCAGTTAGGTTCGTGTATGTTTCTGTTGTAACCTCTTTTTTTTCTTCCCAAAAATGCTTAATGACTCCTGTCTTACTTATTAACGCATCTTTAAAAGCATCATACAATATTTTAAAACCATTATTTTGTTTGCTAAAAACATAATTAACATAGTCTGTGGCTTGTTTAGCCATTTTTATATCTTCAGGGCCTTGTGGCTCGAACTCAGCAACATTGTTATGTGTAGTAAAGATACGCATAAGGCTTGGCATAATGTATTCGATAGTATCTCTTACATCAGTTGTAACAATCTCAGAACGACCCTCTATCTCGTTACCAAAAGGTTCTCCGAGATAATACTTCATAGCATCTTCTCTTTGTTCTGAAAGCTCAGTATTGAAATCGCCTGAAGCAGACTCTATTTCATTACTTAGTTTCGATGCTAATTCATCATCGGTCATTTTTTTAATTTTAGCCATTTATTTTTTTACCTTTTTTTGCCAAATCTATTTTTATATGCTTTTTCTAATCTTGTTTGTAATATTTCACTATCACTTGGTGCAAAAAGTCTTTTTACATTATCTATACCTTTGCCACCATATTTCATAAAAGTTAGAGGGATTGTTCCTATTGGTTGACCTAATGATAAAGCTCCACTAATCATTCTATTGTATTTTCTATCTCTATTCCTAGATTGTTGTTTAAATTCTTCAGAAGTTAATTTATTTACTGGAGCATTTGGGTGTACTACATTTTTATTATAAAAATTCATTTTAGCTCTTTGTTCTTTAAATCTTTGTGCTGCTGATTTTGCCATAATGTTCTCCTATACGACTGCGACATCAGGGCCTAATCTACCCTTTCTATCCCATCGTGATCCTTGTGTTGTTGAATGTCTAAGACTCATGGCAGCGTATCTTGTAGCCGACATTAAGTCATCTTTAAGTTTAACCAGTTTGCCATCTTTACGATGATACATACGATACTCCTCAAACCAGTCATAGAGGGTATTAAATACTTTAAATCTGCCATGTTCCATACGATCTAGCATATCCATAAGACCTGCTTCAACCGAATTACCCCCTTTTTTCTCACCAATCGCTGGTGGGTTTTCAAAGTGGAAAGGCAGCATATTAACATAATTATCACGATACTGTTCAGCGAGAGTAACACCTGAACCTTTGTCGTGCTGATAGCCATCATGTGGCCATACTATAGGGATATAGTCGCTACCTTCCCGTTCATTGATATGTGATGCGTGATAGCTGGGTATTTGTTTAGCCATACGATAACAGTCATAAACATAAACAATATCCTTATCTCTATCCCACGCTAACCATACTACTGCTGTAGGGTGGTCATATCCAAAATCTATTGCTGCAATCCTTGCAAAATGCGGAGGTATCGTAAAAGGCTCGATAGCTAAAGTGTCCTCTAATATAGGAAAAACTAGGCCTGAACCAATCATTGGTATACCTTTTGACCTCATTTCCCTTTCATGTTGCGGGAGCGCCTGTAATATTTGCTCTTTCATATCATCGGTTAGATGGTCAGCATCTTCCCAACCCGCTGTTACTAAGGCCTGTGAGGGCTTCAAATCTGATGTAAAGTTTTGTACTACCTCGGTCATCCCTGACTCAGGGGTAAAGGTCATATATACCTGCCCTCGTTTATCGAGTGTCCTTGTAATACATTGTGAATAGATATCTTGTGGGGGTTCTTCATCTAGCCAAATAAGGTCTAAACTCTCTCCCATAAATTTTTCAGCACCCATTTCATAGGCTTTAAAGGCAACCCTAGACCACCCGCCTGTACTGTGTTTTACAAGGACCGAAGAATGTGCGTTAGGCACACCTGGTTTCCTTGTGGTTTCTCCAATGAGATGTTTAGGAATCGATCCTTTTCCTTTATCTCTAGGGTTGTCAGGTTGCCCGAATAATTCTTTTTGACAAATATCTCTTGTGGTTTCATTACTAGCCCCACACACCCAAGCCCGAACGGGCTTTAAAAATTTTTTTCCTTTCCACCACTTAGGATACAACCCTGTTAAATGGGCCGCCATTTCCATAGCGCCTACATAAGATTTCCCTACCCTGTTTGCGGCCATTAGAAGTCTTTGATTAGCTTCTGATCCAGCAGTATGAAAGTTTTTTTGAAATCTATAAGGTTTATAATAGTTGAGTCTATTTTCTTCACTCCTTTTTGTGAGTGTTGAAAGAATCTCTTGTATGCGTTCGTTATCATCAGACATAGTAATCCACCTCTTATTTTATATATTTTTTTTTATAATGCAATACTATTATTATATTTATATATAAGCCCGCCCACCCAACCGATTATAGATATCTATATAGATATGTCAACCAATATTTTGTATATAAGTAAATGCTAATATACATATGATACACATAGAGACCCATAGAGACATTAATGAAGTGTGTGTGGGTATGTATTTATTTAATTTAGTATAAATCAATATTCCCCTCCTTAGTTTGAATGGGAGATATATATATACGATCACTAGCCAAGGGGGTCGCACCCTCGGTCTGTCGGCCCGAGCGTAGCGAGGGCATGTATTCCGCCCCGCAGGGGCGAATATTAGAATATGCTAATATTCTAATGTGGATAAACCTGTGGATAAACTGTGGATAACTCTCCGCCCCGAAGGGGCGGGAATATTAGAATATGGTAATATAGTAATGTGCTTGTGAGAGAGCCTTATAGCCCCGTTATGGAGCTATAAGGCGGAGTAACTACCTACTATGGTAGTAACTTGAAATGATCTAATATAATGAGTATAGGCCATACCATAAGGGCTAGTACGCCTATAAATATTATAAAGATCAAGAATATTAGTATTGCATCAATCATAATAGCCATTCTCCATGTCCATTAGACTATCTTCGTGGTCTTTTGCTTCACTTTCAGGTATTTCCCTAATTGAGTTCTTTACATATTGACCGCCTAAAGCCCAAGAGTCATGCTTATGCACTCTCTCATCACTTGTGCCAAGCTCAATAGCTTCTTCTTCGCTATCCGCTCTAACAGTAAATGTTAGGTTGTGGATAAAATCCACGTCTAATGTATATAGTTTTTTCATTTATTTACTCCGTTTGTTAGCGGGGCATCCATGCCCCTGTTAGTTATTCCTTTATTACCAGTTTCTGACACCTCGTTCATCACGCTCTGGAACTTCTGTATAACAGTCTTCAGATAATTTACCAGAAACTTCCTTAACTGAATAAACTCTTATTGCATCGGGATTACGCCCTTTATCGCCGTTTAATTCCCTAGTCAATTTGCGAGCTAATTTTTTAGCATCATCGCGAGATTCTGCCCCAACATCCCATATGTCAGAATATTCTTCTGTTATTATTACTCTATATTTTTTCATTTGTTACTCCGTTTTTAAATTAGGTTAATTCCTAATATGTAACCATTATATGAAATTAAATGTATAATGTCAATAATAATATTAAAATAAATATAATTATTTATCTTGACTATTATTATTTAATTTAGTATAATATATATATACGCTGCAGAGTTTTCGTTGATCTGATAATCCACCCCTGCCCGTATCAAAAATCCAATTTCATGAAGGGAGGGAATATTAGTATTTGCTAATATACTAATAAACGGAGGGAATATTAGTATATCCTTATATACTAATGGAAGGCATATTAGTATTTGCTTATATTCTAATGAAGGTATATTAGAATATTCTTATATACTCATATAGACCCTATCACATAATCCAATAAAAGTCAATATTGTTTTTTATATTTATTTATGTTAGGCCAATTAAAGCGGTATATAGGCCGTATTAGTATATGCTTATATGCTAATAAACGATATATGGCGTGTGTGTGTGCTATATTAAACCTCTTTCCATATCTTCCCGCCCTCATAGTCTAGTATCTTAAAAGGCTTGTATAACGGGTATATAGGCTTTATATGTATATGTACAAACGGTCATTGGTTGTTTCTGCGGTCTTCTGATTTCATTAGACCTGTATAAGTATATTAGGATATTCTAATATAGATTGACAATAAAAAACCTGGATTAAATTAATAGTCCAGGCTCTTATGGTTATATATGGTTATTTATTAGATTCTATTTCTTTTATACATTAATTTGCTTCTCTGCTTCTGCCATTGCTCTTTTAATTTCATGTTCTGACAAGGTCATTGCTATGCCTTTTGCCATTCTTAAACTTTCTTTAGACATGTTATCATTGTTAGCTGTAACAGATAATTTTAATGCTAACACTAAGGCTTCATAATCATTTTTAATATTCATTGGTTTATACTCCTATTTATATAATTTAATGTTTTAAGATCACCTTTATATTTATTTATATTATGATCCTTTGTTTTTGGTTTATTATTATTTAATTGATTTTCTAAAAAACGTTTACATTTTTTAACATAATTTTTAGATAGTTCTTTATTATCATATATAAAATAGTTTAATAAGTTATTATGTTTACTTCTAATTGTCATTTAATCACCTCTATTATCTGCGTTTCTTTGCTGCCTATCGTGTAACAGATCATGCAATCTTTACATTTCCCGCT